CTCTTGGATCATTTACATCATTCCAAAACATCTCATAGGGATTTCCCAGATAAAATATTTTACCATCATCAGAACGAGTATGGAAATGTCCAGAATAAACTTTTTCAAATTTATTGAATACTTTAACATCCATACCATCTTCCATCATATGACCACGAGTTGCCTTAAACCCATTAAGTTCTAGATGTCCCATTGCAACCTTAGATTTAGATTTTTTAATCTTATCTACAGTTTCGTCATAATTTTCACTACAAATCCAAGGAAGCATTAATATCTTCCTCTTATCAACTTTAATTTCAGTTGCTTTAGAATATACTTTTATATTTGGATAATTACGTAATAATAACTCAGGTGAATTTACAAAATTAGTATTCTTATAATAACAATCATGATTACCAATAATTGCATGTACCTTATATTTTCTTAGTGGTTCAAATATAACTCTTTTAGACCATTCGAGACTTTGTAGATCAATAGACTTACGACTATCGAATATATCACCCATATGAATGACAGTATCTATTCCATGCTCCTCTAAAGATGGAAAAAAGACATCTCTATAAAATAACTCAAAATATTCATGAAGATGCTTAGAACCCTTTCTAGCACCGTAATGAGTATCAGTTATAACTGCGACTTTCATCTATTGGACTTATATTGAATATTATCTTTAATTGTATTATAATCAGAACTTGAAGATGCTAGTTGATTATCATCAACCATCATAACTTCATCATATCCAGTCTTTTCAATTATCTTTGTTTTAATATCTAATTGTTTTTTCTCTTTTTGTATTCTTCTCAAAAAAGCGTAATGAATGATTTGAGTAAAATAAGCAAAGGGATTCCTTGATTTTTCTGGATCGAAATTATGAATGTATTGTACACAATTTTCTATACCATCAGAAATCATGTCTTCACGAAACATGTAATTTACAAAGTTGGGTTTATAAGAAAGATGAGTTGCAATCTTTAAAAAACAAGATCCAAGATAATTTGTAATTCTTGGCTTTGGAAGATCATTTTCCTTGGCATGTGCAACTTTTGCTCTATAAACAATTAATGCTTCTAACAATTCTTTGTTATTTACATAGTGTTCCGTCTTCTTTTTGGGCATGACATTGTATATCCCTATTAAGTTAGATTTATTATATCACAAATACATAAGCTTGACAAGGTACGTAATTTTAAGTAG